CGATTCACACCGTTATAAGCAGTGGGCCTTAACCAATAGGCGACAGTCCCTCATTCTTATAAGTTGGTGGATGAAAAGCACAATACTCATTAAATGTGATCTTCATCTCCTTATCAGTAAGGTTAGCATTCTTTGCTGCTTTTGGCAAGTTCCACTTAGCATGGAATAGCATTTCCATTGACTTACGTGTTTCAGGTCGCATTCTCCTCCATAAATTGTTTTTGAAATTCTTCTACCTGATTTTGAATATCCTCAGGAATAGGTGACACTTGATTAATAGGAACCATCATAGCAGACTTTCCATCTGGACGAGTAATCTTCCAGCATACATGTTCAGATTCTGTTAGATCCATGATGAAATCAAAGTGATCTTCTGCTTGTCGTAATGTAATAGCAATAGGTCCGATCATTTTACAGCAAAACAATAAGTTACCATATCAGGATCAAGGATATCTTCAAGTTCACTTACAGTTTCAGTAAACCCTTCAGAACCTTCCTTGTCCCATTTCCAATTTACGGTCTTGTCATACCCTTCATCGTCAACGATATTAATCGATCGCTTTGAAAAATTGACGAAGACATGTGCGAGATTGGTGCTCATGCGAACTCCTGACTACCTATGTAGTATAGCAGGGAGAGCAAGGTCTGTCAAGCGATCAGTTGATAAAGACAGTCTTACCAAGGATCAGACATGCTGCCTTTGCCTCCAAGAGCATACCAGTGCCACAGGTGATTGTTGCTGCAAGACTTGCATTCATTACCATTGCACCTGCTGCAACATTAACATTATAGAGACCAGTAGTGACATTACAGTTATAACCTGTTGCGCCACAAGTCAATGAATAAGGTCCTGCTGGATTGGCAATAGTATATCTAGGAATAGTGTCTGCACCAATACTAGCAGGTGTCATAACAGTCTCAACAGAACCACCAACAAATCTACGAATACCAGTCAAACCAAGAGATAATGGTGATGGTGGAGAGTTGATCATTTCAACCAAATGTGGTGTAACTAATTCAATAGAGTTATCACCACTAATAATGGTTTCCGCTCCAGAAAGAGATAACGAACCACCACTAGTCTCAAATACACTACTCGTAAATTTAGAAGAAACAGATCCTACATTAAATTCAGCGCCTTGAACCTCAAACTTCGCACCAACAGTATTGATATCAACGTCAGATCCAAAACGAACCGTGTGTTTTTGAACTTTATCGCTTTTCTTTTCACCTTGATTATCTGCAATTTTGGGTGAACCTTCGGCACCAAAGAAGAAACCACCACCAACTTCAATGTGACAATCACCAGTAATTTTTAAGCGATAATCTCCTTCAACATTTACTACATGATCACCAGAGATTTGTTTACAGTTATCTCCATGTGTTTCTTCTGTATAGTTACCTGCATAAGATGTATGATCGGCAACTAATGATCCATTATCACCTTTATTATCATTACCTGCTTTTACAGCAGCGTCTACTGCTTTTTCAAGTTCATCAGCTTCCATATCAGGATTTTGTTTCCTGATTTCTTTACGAGCATTGTATTTGGAATATTCGTTTTGGTTTAATTTGACAGATGTTGTTGTTTTTCCACTTGCAGACCTTTTTACACTTGCCTGGCGACCAGGTGTGCCAACAAACATTTCATAAGAACCATCTAAGAACGTCTTGGCAGCAGTCAGATAAGGATCTGCTTCATTGAAGATATTGTCAAACAGACCACCAGATCCTGCGTCACCACCACAAGTACCTCTACTCTTTCCTCGAATTTTATTAATCTTATCAAGTTCTTCGGGAGTACAATGAGTTACGCCAAATAAAGGATACCAACCTACAGTATCTTTACCGCCATCTGGTTCGCGATTACATCCACCAGTAGCAAATTTAATGAATAATGCGATCAAACCAGTAATGCTACTGATACCTTTTTTAAGAAGATCAGTTCCTGCTTCAAAGATTTCACTACCTGCTTTCCATGCTTCAATGATTTCTTGTGCTTTACCAATACCATCGACAATAGTTGAGACGGTATCAACAATCCCAAGAACATTATCAAGAAGTTTTTGAACTTGACAAATAACACTATCGATAGTTGCTTGCACACCTTGCATAACCATCGTTGCTTTATCAATAAGTCCATCAAGGAAGCTATCAAGAAAACCAAGGATAGTTCCTACAGGATCATCAATAAAACCAATTATCTGAGAATCAATATTACAGAGAGCTTTTAAGATTGTGCTAACTGCTGATTGCACTGCTGTAAACACAATAAAGGGGGCACCAGTTGCACCACCTAGAATATTAACAAGTTCCAACTCTTCTGCAAGGTTGGCAAGTGATTGTCTCATTGCAGAAACTACTTGAGCAAACACACTACCTAAGAAATTTTGAATTCTTACGGTAAGTTGTTTTGCTGAAACTAATTTACCAGTGACAATTTCCAAAAACTCACCATCTTCAGCACGAATTAAACCACCAGCATGATCTGCAAGATCTTCTAGAAGATATGATAATTGATACTCTAAAGTTTTCCAAGGACCACCAACACCATTAGCAGCAGGAATTGGTTTTTCTGGACTTTTAGGTTTGGTAGGATTTCCTTCACTACCTGCCATAACAGTGCCCGAGTTATTTGGGGAACCTGCACCAGAAATAGCATCCCTACGATTTTCACCTTTTTGATTAGGAAGATCTACAGTATTGTCCTGTTTTGCTCTATGATATCCTTCTTCCTTAGTAGTTGCCATACTGGAGTTAGGATTTCCAGGTGCCATTGTTGCAACGTTAATACCAACACCAGGTTCCATCTTTTCGCCAGTAAAGGCAAAAACTTTCTTATCCATGCTTTCCGCAGATTTCTTAACCCTCATGACACCGATAACAATCGGCATCTGTGCGGATTCACCATCCATAAAGAAACCCATGACAATCGCACCAGGTTGCAGTTGACCAGAACTTTCGCCCTGACCATCATTACCTGGTTGACAGGTATGCTGCAACACTGTTGCCCATGGGAGATTTTCGGTGGGAAGATCTGCTGTCGTACCACCTCTTACATTCGTATAATATCCAAGAACACGAACTCTAACTCTACCCAATTCCATTGGGTCTTCGTTATCCTCTACTTCACCAACCCACCAGTAAAATCCGTCTTTACCAACGAAATTTACTGTAGGTTCATTAATAATACCATCAATTGTAGGCATCGTATGCTTTTATCCTTACGATTTATTTATTAAGGTATCCATTCTCTTTCAACCATTCCCGAGTTAACGGAGTCGGTTCATAGTCAGTCCACATAGTACCACGAGCACAAGATTCGAGTGCTTCTTGTGTCATACCTGCTGTTTTA